ACGGAATGGTAGATTAAGTGCGCATACATCTTCATAGTATCCTTCATGAATACTATTTACAACGATCACCACTTCCCATTCTATTGGGCTTATCTTTATTACATTATTAACCGACTTAACAAGTCTCGCCAACTTCGGAACATCATTCGAGGTCAGCAACGTTGTCATCAATTTCATTATTCTGCTCCGAAGAAGAACGTCTGAAATAATCTACCGTCGTATTGATTTGTACCAAAGCCAGGAACTACACTTCTATGATAATACATTGCATCATATATTACAAGTCTATTGTATATATTTTTTGATTCTGCAACAATATCCCAGTCACCTTCAATCAACTGAAATTCATTGAAGTCGACTGGACAGGAATCTTCATGCTTCATGATTCCCGTTGGTCTATGTTTATAGATTGCAGTGCCAGAGTCTAGAGGCGCATCTGGGGTGAGATATATTACCGCAGCGAACTGCATTCGATCGTGGTGAATCCACGTCTTGCAAGTTTCGGTAGTATATTGGAAGGAAGTGTTGTATTCATCTAATGGAAAGTAAGTTATAGTTTTACCTATAATATGTTCCATTGATGCTATCATCGAATCGACGTAACCACCGTCATTAGTACATGGTGCTGTTCTTACGCCAGGATAGTTACCTGTCACATCAAAGGTTTGACTTAAAGCATAACCCCGAACTGAATCGGGGTCTGCATAGAAATTATCAATAATTGTAAACATAATATACCTGTGTTGTATGGGGTTATAATGCCCCTATCTTAACTCTTGGGAAGGTGTTGACAGCATCGAATATTGAAATATTGTCAGCTCCAAATTCCATCCTTGCACCACTTGTAGCTGTATTTAGAAGACCACTAAGATCTAAAAATCCTTGGTTATTGGTCAACTCATCAAAGGAAGAGTTAGTAGTAGTTTCTATTCTATCTACTGTGGCACGGAACACCCGTCCACTATTAATGTGCCAGTATACATCACCAATGAAAACTGTATCAACAGTACGGAAAGACCTTATCTGTGAAGACGCTGTGGCGTTTACGTTAGAAGGGAATGTGGTGTTTGTATCAAATATTACTGCGTTACCAAATCCACCAACCGGACCTTGTCCACCTTGGGTACCGGCAACACCTTGTCCACCTTGGACACCAATTGGACCGTCTGGACCTTGTCCACCTTGCTCACCCTGAGAACCAGTTGCTCCGGCAGCACCAGTATTACCTTTGACACCTTGTGCGCCTGTGTCTCCTGTTGCACCTTTAGTTCCTTGTGCACCTTGGTCACCTGTGTTACCTTTGACACCTTGGGCACCTGTGTCTCCTGTTGCGCCTTTATTTCCTTGAGCACCTTGGTCACCAGTATTACCTTTGCTTCCTTGGGCGCCTTGGTCACCAGTATTACCTTTAGCTCCTTGTGCACCTGTGTCTCCTGTTGCACCTTTATTTCCTTGTGCACCTTGGTCACCAGTATTACCTTTAACACCCTGATTACCAACTGGACCTTGTCCACCTTGAGGACCGTTATTACCCGTCTGACCTTTTATTCCCTGATTACCAATTGGACCCTGTTCTCCTTGTGGTCCATTATTACCAGTCTGTCCCTTGATACCTTGGTTGCCGACAGGACCTTGTCCACCCTGTGGTCCGTTATTACCTGTCTGACCTTTAATGCCCTGATTACCGACAGGACCTTGTTCACCTTGAGGACCATTGTTACCTGTTTGTCCTTTTATACCTTGGTTACCAACGGGTCCTTGTCCACCTTGAGGACCATTGTTACCAGTCTGTCCTTTGATGCCCTGATTACCAACCGGGCCCTGTTCACCCTGTGGTCCGTTGTCACCAGTTTGTCCTTTAACACCTTGGTTACCGACTTCACCTTGAGCGCCCTGTGGACCATTATTACCTGTCTGTCCTTTAACACCTTGGTTACCGACTTCACCTTGAGCACCCTGTGGTCCATTATTACCAGTTTGACCCTTGACACCTTGAGCACCAACTGGACCCTGTTCCCCTTGAGGACCATTGTCACCAGTTTGACCTTTAACACCTTGGTTACCAACTGGACCCTGACCGCCTTGAGGACCGTTATTACCCGTCTGACCTTTGATACCTTGGTTACCAACTGGACCTTGTTCACCTTGAGGACCATTGTTACCAACGGCACCTTGGAAACCAACTGCTCCCTGTGAACCTTGTTCACCCTGATTACCAACTAAACCTTGCGCTCCTTGGAAACCTACTGGACCCTGATTACCTTGTTCGCCTTGAGGTCCTACTAGACCTTGTGCGCCATCAGCACCCTGAGCACCTTTCTCTCCATCAGCACCTTGTGGACCATTGTCACCAGTTTGTCCTTTAACACCTTGGTTACCAATTGGACCCTGTTCCCCTTGAGGACCATTGTTACCAGTTTGACCTTGCTCACCCTGTGGTCCAGTATCTCCATCAGCACCTTGAGGTCCTACTAGACCTTGTGCACCAGTTTCACCTTGTGCACCTTTTTCTCCGTCAGCACCTTGGGCACCAACCAGACCTTGAGCACCATCTGCTCCTTGTGGTCCAGTATCTCCATCAGCACCTTGAGGTCCTACAAGACCTTGAGCACCAGTTTCACCTTGTGCACCTTTTTCTCCATCCGCACCTTGAGGACCAACATTACCAACTTGACCCTGTGGACCAGCGACACCTTGTGGACCGTCTGCTCCTTGTGGTCCAGTATCTCCATCTGCTCCTTGAGGACCGGCATCGCCTGGGTTACCTTGTGGACCCACTGGGCCTGGAGTTGTACCCGCTGGACCTTGAGGGCCTGGGTCTCCTTCAAGTCCTTGCGGACCTACTGGGCCTGGAGTAGTACCTGCTGGACCTTTAGGGCCTGGATCTCCTTGAAGTCCAGTACCACCCTGCGCTCCAGTTGCTCCGGCAGCACCTGTAGAACCTGTAGAACCTGTTACACCTGTTGCACCTAATGGGCCTGGGTTACCCTGAAGTCCGGCAACACCTTGAGCACCAACATCACCAGTAGCACCTTTATCTCCAACATTACCCTGAAGTCCGGCAGCACCTTGAGCACCAACTGCACCAGTAGCACCTTTATCTCCAACATTACCTTGAATTCCAGCAGCACCTTGTGCGCCAGCAGAACCTTGTGGTCCTAATTCACCGACATTACCTTGAATACCAATAGCACCTTGAGCACCATCTGCGCCTTGTGCACCAACTGCACCAGCATTGCCTTGCAAACCAGTAGCACCAGTTACACCAGTAGAACCAGTGGCACCTTGCTCTCCAGCATTACCTTGGAGACCACGGAAACCTTGAGAACCTTGTTCACCTTGAGGACCGACTTCACCTACATTACCTTGAATTCCAGCAGCACCTTGTGCGCCAGCAGAACCTTGTGGTCCTAATTCACCAACATTACCTTGGACCCCTTGTGGTCCAACTGCCCCTGCATTACCTTGTGGTCCGACTTCACCTACATTACCCTGTAGGCCTACATTACCCTGAACACCTTGTATACCTTGAGGTCCAGTCTCGCCAGGATTACCTTGGAGACCAATAGCACCCTGTGATCCAGTCTCTCCTTGAGGACCAGTTTCGCCTGGGTTACCTTGAAGACCAATAACACCCTGAGAACCCTGTTCTCCTTGTGCTCCAGTTTCGCCTGGGTTGCCTTGTAAACCAATTATTCCTTGCGGTCCAGCTTCACCTTGCGGACCAGTCTCGCCAGGATTACCCTGTAGACCAATAACACCCTGAGAACCTTGCTCCCCTTGTGGTCCAGTCTCGCCAGGATTTCCCTGAAGACCAATGATACCTTGAGCACCTTGTTCACCCTGTGGTCCAGTTTCGCCTGGGTTACCTTGGAGACCTATGATTCCCTGTGGACCTTGTTCACCCTGTGCTCCAGTTTCGCCTGGGTTACCCTGAAGTCCGATTATACCTTGTGGTCCGGTCTCTCCTTGAGGTCCAGTTTCGCCAGGATTACCCTGAAGACCAGTTTCACCTTGAGCACCAGTTTCACCTTGAGGACCAGTCTCGCCAGGATTACCTTGGAGACCAGTTATACCCTGCGGACCTTGATTTCCTTGAGGTCCGGTTTCGCCTGGGTTACCTTGAAGTCCAGTTATACCCTGTGGTCCGACTGCACCTTGTGGTCCTATTGGGCCTGGCGTAGTACCTTGTGGTCCGACTTCACCTTGTGCACCTTGTGGACCAACTCCCCCCTGTAGACCGACTCCACCTTGTGGACCGAGTTCGCCTGGGTCTCCTTGAGGTCCCTTTTCACCAATGTCTGTGTTGTCAATGATTTCTTGGATGTTAGAAACTCGTGCATCCAAGTTAGTAATATCATTAGCATTATCGGTAATTTTGCTAGGGTCTACCCCATTAAGGGCTTCCAGAACTTCGGTATCGACCAGATTGCTGATAAATTCTGGAGTGATACCATCACCGCCACCAATATCAACCTGAGAGTATAGTTCCTCAAAGTTTTGATTTATTTTTTCACTGGCTTCGCGGAGAGTGTCACCACTTCCGTCGTTCGCAGAACCGCCAGTATTTAGAATTTTTCTCGACATTATAGGTTTCCGTTATGTGTGGTCTGATGCGTCTAGGGTTTCGTATTCTTGAGATAGGTCTAAACCTTCATCATCCAAAGTTGGTGGTCTTACGCCAGCCCAATCTGCGACTGTTACGAAATCATCAGCCAACTGTTGCAGAGATACATTTTCGTATCTGTCCAAAGTCTCTAGAGAACTTACAATGATACCTGAACCCTCATCCTTTTGTGCTTGTGTTCTAACATCTACTGCATCATTCTCTTCCATAGTAAGTAGAGAATAGGTAGGTTGTACATGTGTACCTAGTGCAGTTGCTTCAAGTAGTATAGCATAATTAGGAATTTCTAATGGGTCTACGGTTAATCCTGCCTTTAAATCAACACTTGCAACTGATTGTGTTTCTGTTTCGGCAGCAAGGTAGAACCCAGCTGGGTGTATCAACTTAGTATATAGTGTTTCATAATCACTCAAGGACATACCTGTTTTCAAAAGAACTGAAAATATCTGGTATTTCTTATCGTCCTGTATATACCTCAATGACTGAGGTCCAATTAATGAACCGCCAGGCTTGTCATTTAATATGAAGATGTTTTTCTTAGGATAACTTATTTCTACATCTTCACCATAAAATGCTTTAAAAAACTGTTCGGTTGAGATACCTGTACCCTTAGCGCGGTAAAGGTCAACAAGAAGTCTTGCCATCAACCGTGGACTCTGATAGAATGATGACGTTTCTAGTCCGTCACTTATCTCTCCTATCAGTTGATCCAAATAACTTAATTCGGTGCTAGAGATACTTCTCACATCAAACAAGTTATGAATTTTTTGGGTTATAGAAGTATTACCTTCCTCTCCAGTGCTCTCGTAGTACTTCTCTATAAACGAAATTAGTTTAGGATATTCATCTACGAAAAACTCCGGCAATACCTGAGATACCTGACTCTGGTAGAACTTGGGAGCACTTCTGTATTGTCTGGATATGTTAGACATTATTGTATAACCCTAGTTGCCCCTGCATCTATATAACCAGTAGTCGACGATACACTCTCATCTAATGTTATGATGTAATTACGTAGTGGACTAATTGTGCTCTGGTTCGCAGGCACTGCTGATAATCGAATACCAGTTCCTACATAACCGTCCTTGTCAATACGTATTGAATTAAGTAGTATGGTTCCCTTCACTGGATCGTATGTGCCAATGTTATTAATCATGACTGCGCCATCAAGGTCCAATAGTTGTAATTGAGTTGAACCCAATAGGTTTTTGATTACAACGTTCTTGCCATCTGATTTAAACACTGAAGAGTTTATTATATGGTCATCCTTGTCTGGTTCTGCAAGCAAGAATGGGAATTTAATTGTGTGATCTTTTTCTATGTACGATAGTAGTGGTCTACCCAGCGCATTCTTTGATTCTTCGATTGCTTTAATCTGACTATCAAGGTCAATTCGTTGCTGTACCTTAACTGACATCTTAGAGTTAAGTATCGCAGAAGACAATGAATCTACCTGAGTTAATAGATTAGAACGACGGAAGACTGATTCAAATGTACCTAAAACGCTATCCATATAATCTCTAATGAATGCGTCGACTTGAGCCTGTAATGCTTCGGTAGAGGAAGGACTCTTTAGTGGGTCGATATTAAATACTGTAGTCAACTCTAAGAACGTCATCTCTGGTTCAACGAACTCTGTATCGATGGACATAATAGATAGGTTGGATGTCAGCTGGTCTTTGATATTCTGTTTAACTTCTTCTTCGACCGAAGGCGCTACTCCATCTAAGAAATTAAGACTAACAAATACCTTTCCGAATTGTCGTGGTATATTATCATTACCACCCCATGCAATGACATCACGTATGAAGTTACCATAGTTTTTTGATATCAATGCAGTATAATCGTCTGCTGTAACTAATCTGTTCTGTGCGGCAAATGACCTAGGTGCGTTTAGTTTGATTGATTCTACGTTTTCTTTCTCTGCACCGCCACCACTTGCAGCGATAACTGATACCTGAATAGGTTGACCATCAACGGTAGTTGAAGTACTGAACACCTCTGCACCGTTTGCTTCTGAACCACGGGACGTGATATAAGTTACTTCTATTCGGTTACCAGCGCGTGGCGCAGTACCTAAGATATTACCGTCGCTAAAGAATAACTCGTACTGACCATTAGCAGTCTCTCGTAGAATGAATACTTTAGAGTCAGAGTTTACTGTAGTAACATTGTTGATGTCAGAGAATCTCTGGAATCTGTTAGACAGATAGTTATCGTATACTTTAACATTAACAGTAGATACATCTAGCGTGTCGTCTGGCAGTACATATACACCACCTTCTTCACCGACAAGGAATGTCTTTGTTTTAGTAGATCCTTCCCGTACAGTTATTCGCGAATCATTAGAGAAGTCTTTGAATACGTAGTTCCCATTATCGAACTGTGCTGTGCATTGCTCTTGAGTAGTGAACGTATATACCGACGTACCCAAAGAAGAGGTGAACTCTGTACCGATAGGTAGAGACAATGAAGCAGGACCTGTAGTATGACCTACAATTGATAGTGATAGAATGGCAGACGATGCAGTACGTGACTTAGGAATGTAACCTAGTGACTCTGCATGTGATACAACCGATGATCGTAACTGTGCGGACCCAAGAAAGGATTCGTTAATCGCCATGTTGGCAACCAGACCATTGATATGTGTGTTGTGTGCCAATACATCTAGTATATTAGATAGACCACTTGCGGTAAAGTCGTAATCTTGAAATTCTGTTTGCTGTTCTAGATACGTTTGTAGTTGAGACTTTATCGAAAAGAAGTCTAACTCTGAATTTTGTATAGCCATTTATCTGGTCCTTGCAATGTTTAAATTCAACGTAACAACTTTTTGGGTATTCACCACTTCAAAAACTATAGTCACATCTAAGGAATTGCCGTCTGGATTTACCAAACTTCTAATGTTTTGTATCCTTGCTCTGGGTTCGAACTTCTCTAGGGCATAACTAATATTAGCACTAACGTCCTCTACTTCTAAATCTGTAGATAGACTGAAAAGAAGATCGTATAGGTTAGCACCATAATATGGTCTGTATGGAAGTTCTCCATGATTAGTCATAAGAAGATTCTTTACAGACTGCAATACCGCCGCGGCATCTGTCTTTTTATAGATGCCACCAGTAGGGGATGCTTCGAATGTACAGTCTATATCTGAATAGGTACGAGTAACCGAAGTCGTAATCGGAGTCTTCTGTAAATTACCATCCTGTATAGAAAAATTTCTTTTTGCCGAACCCATATCGATTATCCATCGTTATATACTTTTTCTACTATTTATACAGAAACTGAAGCCTTCTTATACAAGACCTTCAAGAAATTCCTGATATTCCTCTTCTGTCATATTATCAAAGTCGGGTATATCATCATCACTGAGACTGGGAAGAGTAACTTGCGGTCTATCATGTGACGCGAGTATATCTCCCGTAAGGACAGGAGGCAACACTCCTAGTGCTGATAATTTGTCTAAACCTGGCAGTGGGATCTCTAATGGAAGTCCTATCAACTCAAGTACGTCACAGAAAGTGAGAGTGAGGAAGTCTAGAAGTTTACCTAGACCAATTGCATCAAGGAACTTCTTAATCTTCTTCAACCATATGTTGAACAGTTCCTTCATAGTGATAATCTTCCAGTCTCTAGCCGCAGTACATATCTGGTTTATCTTATCTTCGAGGCACTGCACCTTACCTTCGATCTCTCCACCCATGATATCTTGTATACTGATATCAAAAGGTGATGGTAAAGGTATTGACAATTCCATAATCTGTGATACAATATCACCCTGCAACTTTGCTAGTTGATCTTCGAGTTCTTTCTGTGCATCAAAGTTATTGATCTTGTCTTCTATCTCTGTTGCCTTGTCCTTGGCGTCCTGTTCTAAGTCAGCGATTTCCTGTTCTACATCAAAGTTCTGTAGTTTTTCTATATCGCCCGTGATACGGTCCATCTCTTCTTGATACTTTGCGACGACCTGATCTATAACTGCACGTACCCATGCTGCCATATCAAATGAGAGAGGGATAGGTAGATCGGGTAACCCTAATGCATCCCATATCTCCTTGAACATACCAATCAATTTATCTAATAGTTTGAAGAGCGACATTGTACACCACTCCATGATCTCATTCTTTATGTACGACCATGTAAGTTTTGCCTTCCACTCTGCACACTCTACACCGAACTCACCATCAAAGTAACGATACTGCTCAGGTACAAGTGCATACACTGCATCAATGATCTGTGACCTTTGGTCTTCCAGCTCATCCATTGCAGAGTTATATGCGTCCTCTTGTAACTTACCGGATTCAAAATCTTGTTGCAATGTTTCTAGTTTTGTGGTATACTCTTCAGTGATACCAGCAATTTGTTGTTTAAGTTCCTCTTGGTATTCTGGTTCCATGATGCGTAATGCATCAATAGTTAATCCTAGCACCGGAACGGAAAACGATACAGGAACAATCTTCGATATCATCTCCATCATCTTCACGGGAATGTAGATATGAAACTCTTGTACCAGTTCGGTGAATGCGTCCTCTGCCTCTTTCTCTAACTGCCGAACCTTACCCTTATCCCACCATGGCGTAAACAAGTCGGAGATAGTTTCAATAGTTTCTTCAATATCCTTGATTGTATCTTCTAACTCTGATATAATACCAAATGGATCTTCGCCATTCTCTAGTGCATCTATCTGTGCTTGAACCCGTGCACGTTCTTCTCCCACCTTCTCCTTCATCTCGTTCTCTAGATTCTGGATACGCTCGAGGGTTTCCCTAGTGTCCGTCTGCGCTTGGGTTTTCAGTTCTTCTATCTGCGCCTGTATGTCACTAGGTATCGCAGTGATCTGATTGAACATGTTGGTGAGGTCCGCCTTGGTTGGTAGACCTGAAGGTGGACATGGAAGAGCAATGGTTGTCATCCCAACTTAACCTTGTTCCCTGCGCGTACTGTAACGGTATCTGTACCTGTTACTGAGACATTCTTTGCAGACACCGTAGCCTTCTCTACTGCGTTAACCACAACATTCTCCCCTGCGATCGTAGCATTACCTACAACGGTAATAAGACAATTACCTTTCACGACAAGAGTATCGTCTACTTCAATGACGGTTATACGTGAACCATCTGGCTGTATCTCGTAATACGTATCCGATCTATGTTGTTCGCGGATACGTTCCTTGCCTTCAGTGTCGTCCCACTCTTTATAGTGACCACTATCTGTCTGATACACTTTGTTGTGTGGGTAGTTCTCTAGTGCCTTGGAGTTCGTGTCCCCTTCTTTAGGTACAGTACCAATCACCATAGGCAACTGAGAGTTCTGTCCGTCAAGGAATATACCGAACACCTGTGTACCCACGAGGATACCTAGGTTCTGTCCTTTACCTTCGTGGACACCATGAGTAATAGGTACAACTATCTGTGCCCAAGGTAGGTCTGCGTCATCGATCTCATCGTATACACCGTACACGTTGACCTTGACTCGACCCAACTGCAAAGGGTCATTCTCTATATCAACAACCCTGCCTAGGAACCAACGTGATTGGTCCCCATAAAATTCAATATAATCTTTAGGTATCATTCTACATCACCTTCTGATAATTTCAAGCATGATAAAGATGCAGTGTACTCTTCCCTATTAAAGGAATGCTTTGCTGCGAATATTAAGAAATCCCCTGACTTTCTATTGTCGTAAAAGTAATCAGTATCTTCGGGTGCTTGGTTGCGCATGAACCTGACCGCAATCTTTCGTCCGGTAGTCATATGTGCAGTGCCATCCAGAAAATCTACTCCGTTGACTATGATTGACAGTGGATTGTTTTTAATTAGATTGTCGATAGCACGATTAATAGTGTTTAACTTATAGTGACCTTTCGCACTTTGGTGGTACGATGATTCTTCATCATACGCATCCGTTGAACCTACCTGTGTTATTGTCCTAGACGGAAACTCATTGAATGACTTATTATCTACCTTGTACTCATCACTGTAATGGTACTTCGATTCTGGCATGATATCGATGACATCCTTCTGTACATCAAATACATAATGGTTCTTGAGTTCTTCGTCATCCTTCTTGGTAGGGTTCAAGTAATTGTACTCTGCACCAACTAACCCTTTCTTTATAAGAGATAGTAGGTTATCTGTATCAGAGAATTTGTATCCCTTGATAACTCTCCGGTGTGAAGGCATCAATGGATTACCAGTGGACATAAGTGCTTCACCATATGAGTATGGCATATCTGCATTAATGACGGGTGCTGATATAAGTGTCTTTAGGTCGACGAACATTAGTTCATCGTTTACTAGGGTAGATAGAAGGTAAAACGGGTACCCTTCTGTGGTACACGACATGTTCTTAATCCAACACATGGCTTCGATTGGTGTTAGGTTAGGTACAATCAACTTCATCTTCTTCTGTGTGTTATCAGTAGAAAGTAACTCTTTACCCAGAAAACTTGAAGAGATGCCTTTAAGGATTTCGGATGGGTTATCGGAGTATGACTTATTGACGTTTATCAGACTGGATATAAATCCGATGTCTTCTATCAGGTGCAACACAAAGAACTCAGAATTGTCATTTAGCTTGGTCGATGCTATGACGGTGTCTAGGTAGAATGTTTTGGAAACAGGTTCACTTTCATCTCGTGTGCTCTGTAATACTACCTCTACCTTCTCACCCCCACCGATGTTAGCACTCGCCATGACATCCTTATCATCTGCGAAAGTAATCGCAGCGGTTAGATAAGGTTTATCGATGTGTTCATAGATGTCTATGTTACTGACGTTAGCAGTGATATTGATAATCCGGTCACCGATTTTTTCGGACTGTATCGTGACGGACTGTATCGATACTGATTCAGCGGCATCTGTAGTTACGGAAGTCATTATGATTTAATCGCTTTCATGAATGCACTGACCACAGTATTAATTGAATCTGGTTTGACTACTCGAATTTGCTTTAAAGAATCATTCGTTTTTTCATATTCTTCCAAGAAGGTTGTTTTGATAACGTCTTGAGGTATAGGTTCGTATGGGTTGATGTCCACACGTTCACCGTTTTTTGTATAGTGATGTGCTGAGAGATGTTCTGCAACAACTGCATCGACCGTGAAGTCCGGAAACACCAAACCTTTATCAACGTCCTCTATCAACTCTCCTACCGCAAAGGTGCCGTCTGTCTCTACCGTCAGTTGTCCTAAGTCCAAATCCTTGTATACGATTGTACCCACCGCCTCACTAGTGAACCCCCTGATAACCGTTCCTACATTGAGGCGACTGGTCATATCAGCACGAAGGACTAGAGTAGTATTAGGATGGTTCTTCTTGGCAATCTTCACTAAATCCTTTTGGGACACTGGCCACCCCTGTTCCCTTAACTTAGGGTTCATTAGGTACAACACCCAATGTAACTGAGGATCATTGTACAGGGAGAATGCAACGTTATCAGCACGTTCACCATTTGCTATATAATAGTCTTGGTAGAACGATGTTGACAGTCTAACCTCATCCATCACTTCTGCGTATGCTGTTAGGTTGACTGCTACAGCGGACTCACCATTAAAGTTATAGTTGATCTTAGGAAATGATTTAAAATATGCCATTAGTAACCCTCAAAAATATCTTGCTTGTTCAATGTGGTCTCTTCAGTGAAGTTCAATGAGAGGTCGATTTCGACAGGTTCGCCATCACGATGGAATGCCATAGACGATGGGTTGAAGTTGGTAGTAATACTAGTTAGGTAACACGACTTTATCTTAGGTCCTATAGCGAAGGAGCTTCCGTTTTCATCAACATATTCTGTTTTGATAATGAATGGGTGTGGATACTTGAATCCAACACTGATATCAGCGCCACTATCATCACCCTTAAAGTTGATAGACTCCGGATAAGCATAGAATCGAAATCGTTTGATGATTGCACGTATCTCTGCTGCCTCTTTAGAGTTCTTTGCAATGAACTTGAATTGGAAGGCAAACTGTCGTACCGCAACACCACGGAATAAGGTACGAATGTTAGGGTCAGCGGTTACACGTAATGCCGCAGCTGCTCCGTCCCCTACTTCGGTAGGTCCACGTTTTGCTAGTTTAGCAAGACCTAGTTTTCCTAAACTGTTTGCTCCTGTCTGACTAGTACCCTTGAATAGGTCAATAAAGTCTCCAAGTGCATTACCAAGTATATCCCCTGCACCACCATTCGCACCCTCTAGTGCGCTACCCAAGAGTGCACCTGCCGAACCTAGACTAGGACTATCATAAG